CGATCACTTTTCTCTGTGCTTTCCTACCGAAAGTACCAGAGCCGTCTGCGTTGTTGCTTGATTTAGTAACCCATCTGTCAGGGAAGTAAGTAGCCACAGACTCATTGCTTTGTCTAATGTTACCTAAACCAGTTGATCCGCTTCCTGGATATTTCGTTGTTGTGATGTGATTGTTTTTGTATTCCTTGACATTGTAACCAGATCTTCTTGTGTTCCATAACATAATACCTTGTGGGTAGTTGTCTGGGTTAGGAGCATCTGGATCTAGGAAACCATCACTCAATAAGTCCTTGATTGAGCTGGCTGTACCTGCACCGCCTGTTGACAATGAATCTGCCTTGTCTGCCGTTGTGTGGAATCTAGCATCCGCAAACACTATACCGTCTTCTGTGGTTTGGTCTGCATTATCAACTAGTTCCCAAGCCGCACCAGAAGTAGTCACTGCCACTTGGTTTGCTGTGTTTGTAGAACTTAAAGTTGCCGCTGTGTTGTATTTGTAAAGTTTTGGATAGTTTTCTAAGTCTGAAGTGTCAATCCATAAGTCGTTAGTAACAAGTGCAGTACCATCTGATTGTGTAGTTGGTGCTGTTGCACTAAACTGTGGACCATTTGGATCTGTGCTTGAGTAGGCTGTAGCATATCCAACCCAAGTTGTTCCATTGTGTGCCATGATGTCTGCTTCGTCATTTGCAGTGTGGTACCATAATGTACCGTCCGCTGGCTCGTTGCTTGGTGCACTTGTTGAAGCTGTGTAACTTAATCTTTTCCAGTTACTTGCAACTATACCTGTGTTTGCACTTGAGTCGATGCTGTCACCTGTTGGAATGTCATACAAGTTGTCGATCAAAGTTGAACTGTTTGCTGTGTATGTTCCATATGAGTGTGCTGATGTTTGGCTGAAACCTGCATCTGCTAATGGTGTTCCTGAAGTGTCAAACATTCTGAACTCACCACCCAGTGCATGTTCCATCACTATTTCACCAGTTGTAAGTTTTCTTGCACTGACGTTAGTCAATCCTGCCGCACTTACTGCCGCCACAAAATCATCTGCTGTGGTACCACCCAGTGTTACTGTCTTAGAACTGTTTAATGCTTCCTGATTCTTGATAGATTCTTGAATAACAAATGTTTCTGCACTTGTGAAAGTTGGTGAAGTATTTTTACTAGTGATAGTAGTTTTTCCACCTTCGTATCTAAAGAACTGGAAGTCACCAACGTTTGGTGTAGAATCATTTGCATCGCCTGATGTCATTGATTCTTCAGTGATGTTGAATTGTGCATACAAGTCACCAACTGTCAAGCCAGTTCCACCGTTAGCTGGATCTAGGTTGTAGATAGCTGAAGCGTGGTTGGCATAAAGTGGACTTGAAACTTGTGCGAAACTTGCACTTGACGTGCTGTAAAGTTTTGCAACAAGGTTCGCACCTGAGTTTGCTGACGTCGTCTTAAACCAAACAGAACCGTTTGGTCTATCTTCACTTGCTGAAGCTGAATCCCAAGTTGGTCTATTAGTGTGTTTAGCTTGTAAGAATTTCACACCATTTTTTACACCTGCTGTTATACCAAGGTCTGCCAATAGTGTTCCTGATTTTGCCTCAAACCTTATGGTGTTTGTACCACCTGTTGAGTCACCTAATGCCTTACCGTTGTGGAAGATCTCTAGATCACCGGTTGTGCTGTTTACACTTGCTGTCACATTAGTAACATTTGATCCGATCACTGCCGCAACGTTAGATAGTGTTGTACCACTTGTTGTGATTTCAACACCGTTGATCACAATTTTGTGTCCGCTTGTTACTGTAGTTCCTGAAGGTACTGTAACCACCGGTAAAGATGTGTGCCATGTTTCTGATCCAACAATCACCCAAGTGTTACTTGCTGTTTTTTTGTAGATCTTGTTTGAAACGTGTGTTGTGTTGATTGCGTAATCACCTATTGATCCTATTGATGTTTTAGGTGCACCTGTGCTTACTCCACCAACTAGATCAGTCAGTGCAGTGATAAGTGTTGGAGTTTTTGCCGTAAATTTTTGATCTGTTTTTGACCACTCAAATATACCATACGTGCTTGATGCAAGGTCAAACCAGTATGTTCCATCTGCTGGAGCCGCCGTTGGTGCCGTAGCACTTCCAATTAAATCTGCTGTGTTTACATTAGCTCTAAGAACGTAAGCTCTGTTGGCAACTCCTAAGAAAGAGTAGGCCGCTTGTAATCCATATTCATTAAGCTCATAACCGTTTAGGCTATTTCCTGAAGCGTCTGTGTAGAATTTTGGATCACCAAAAGTCTCTGTTAATTCTCTTTGAGATGAGATCAAATATGCAGTATTGGCGTTAGCTGTTTGTGTTCCTACAGCAGTGCCGTCGCCTGCACCATTTTTCTTATCTTGTGATGATGCTACTATGAATAAAGGTGTTGTACCCGCATCTGATGGTACGTAAAAACTTTCGTTTATTACCGAAACCTCTACTCCTGGTGATGTTAATGCCATTTTTCGTATTCTCCTTGCAAGTGTTTACGTATACTAGAGTTATTTATTCAATCATACGGTTTTGTTGACATAATTTACCATTTTATTGGTGCCTATATAGGCGACGTAAATACAGATATGCAATACAAAGACAGACCGCTGTGTACAGAGTGTAAGACCAAGCCTAGAGCCTATGCCTACAAGAGATACGGCAAGGTGTATTGGCGTAGTAGGTGCGACACATGTATCAGGAAAAAAGCAGGCAAGAGGATTGGCGGTGTAACCGCATTACAAAGGTCAGGATACAAAAAACACCGGAAGTGTGAACTTTGTGGATTCAAAGCACAAAACAAATCACAACTGGATGTCTTATTTGTTGACGGAAATTTGAGGAATACTGTGTCTACTAATTTAAAAACTGTTTGCGCCAATTGCCAACGGTTGGATACTACTCGTAGACTTGGATGGCGGGTTGGTGATCTTATTGCTGACGATTAGTTGGTCTATTTTTGAATATAACTCTTCTTTTGCACCGTTATTTTCTATGACAAAATCAAACTCTTCTTTAGCCCATGCGTACTCTGATGTGTGTATGCCCTTTGGTTCTACGTTTCCTTCGATGTAATCCACAAACCAATCAGGATCAGCACCTCTTTTCACCAGTATAATTTTGCCACCATGGGCTCTGATTTGCTTGACTTCATTGGGAAATCTAGTGTCTGCGATCACTGTATTTTGTCCTTTGTATCTGCCCATGCAACTGTCAACCCATATAGAGTCGTACATGTGCCCACGCATTACTTCGGTGCCAAAGTATTGTAACACCCATCGTGGGGTCACGGGCTTGCCGAACTTTTCACTCCAAAATTTATCAGGTTGTTCTCTCCAATGTCTGCTTGATTCTGTGTCGCCTTCTAGCATTTGCCTGTCCCAATTGAACATGGATGCAACGGCATCTTTTAGACTTTTTGCAAAACTATCCTTTTGATAGCCATGTTTCTCAACAAGCCTATCTGCAACTGTACCTTTGCCTGAACTTATCAAACCTACTACACCTATCAGCATAAGGTTTATTATACTATTTTTTTGATTGTTTTACAACTAATTTTTTGGCAATTTCATACCAATACACGCCGCTGGATCTTAGTTCGATGTTTTGTTTTCTCAGATTGTTAAGTTTTTTCCTTATCAGGTTAAATTTAGATGCTTTGATGTCCGGATCAGTGCTTAGATCCGCTATGATTTCATCGATCACGGGGCAACTGTATTCCGGGATTTTCGGAGCCCTGCTTTTGAGTTTGTTTATGGTCAATTTTTTCATTGTGAATTAATTATTTTCTTAGGCGTCTTTCAATTTCATTCATGGCCTCTTTTACAGATTTTAATATAGTAAGTCTTAGACTCTTTTTTTTCTGTTTTAGGGCTCTGATACTCATGATCTCCAATTCTTGTACCAATTGCTCGAGTTCATCTAGTGTCAGGTCAGAATAATTTTTATAATTGGATTGTGTCATGACGCTGGTATTTAAATGTAATTTGGTAATAGTTAACCAATAACAAAACTGTGCGGTGTTCCGCCCTCTTGAAAGTTTCCTATATCTGCTTCAAGTCTCTCAATCTCGGCCTGTCCTTCAGATTTTAAGGCGTCGCCGTTAAGTGAGGTGCCACCTTGTGGACTGGCAATGGTGTTGAACTTGCCTCTTGCTTCACCTAACATTATTTTAGATACTGCTAGTGTGTAATCTCTAATCCATGGCTTGGAGTAGATATCTTTGAATAAGGTTATGTCTGGTCTAAAATTATCTGTATGCATCAGAACAGTTTCGTTATCGGCTCTTGGTCGTTGTGTAATAGTCAATTTTTTAGTGGCATTATCATAATGGAATTGGATAAAACTTCCAAATAATTTTCCTACTAATTCTTGATATGAAGCGAATGCGTAGTAAGTGGCCAGTCCACCTGTTGCCCCTGCTCGCAACAAATATGTATTAGTGTATGCTAAATTGAAAGGTTCAAATAAGGTTCCGCCTTCTCCGCCTTCTGTTCTTGAGCCGACCGTTCTACGATGTAAGCTTCTTACGTTAATTACTTCATCCGGTAGAATATAACTATTTTGATTTTTCTTTAATTCAAGGAATGCATATGATTCTTCTACTGCGTTTGAGGATCTTTGTCTAAATTTGTTGATTGCTCTTTCTAGCGCCGTTTGATAGTGTTTAGGGTCTAACTCAACATCAATCATTCCTTCACCTAGATTGTTTTTAACATAATCAAATATTTCTTGTTGTCCTGTTTGTAGTTCTGACATACTCATATTTATAGCCTTTGCCTTGGCAATAAATATGTATGATATGCCAAGATTATCCATTTTTAAGCCTGAAAAGGGCAATGACTACAAGTTCTTTGATCGAAACATTAGAGAGATGTTTCAGGTGGGAGGTACAGATCTACACCTACACAAATACCTAGGACCATACGATCAAGGGGACACAAACAAGGACGGAGCCGCATCTCCCACACAACCTCAGTACTCTGGTGATAGTTTGAATGAGAGAACCATACAGGATTTGTTATTTCTAGAAAACAGAGACAGGAAATATTCAGATGATGTCTATGTCGTTAGAGGAATATACAACGTACAAGATGCAGACTTTAATCTATCGCAGTTTGGCATGTTCTTACAGAATGACACATTGTTCTTAACTGTTCATTTAAATGACATTGTGGAAAGAATCGGAAGGAAGCCAATGAGTGGTGATGTGATAGAATTCCCGCACATGAAGGAAGATTATTCGTTAGATGAGAGTGTGCCTATAGCACTGAAAAGATATTATGTTGTTGAAGATGTAAACAGAGCGGCAGAAGGATTCTCGCAGACTTGGTGGCCACACTTATTAAGATTAAAAATGAAAACACTAGTCGACTCTCAGGAATTTAGAGATGTAATTGGTGACGCTACAACAGAAGGTTCTGTGGCCAGTTACATGAGTACATACAACAGAGAAAAAACAATTAATGATCAGGTTGTTGCTCAAGCAGAAGCAGATGCACCTAAGGCAGGATTCAATTACAAACAATATTATGTTGCACCCATCGATGAAAGGGGCAATATTAGAACAGATAATGTAAACACAGAGGCACAGAGAGCCAGCGGTGATAAGAGTGTGAATGCAGTCATTGATACTCCTGCAAGTTCTCACTATGGATTTTATCTAGATGGTGATGGTGTTGCTCCAAATGGAAATCCAGCTGGGTTTGGTATATCTTTCCCAACGTCTAATGTTGACAAGGGTGATTATTTCTTGAGGACTGACTACTTGCCAAACAGATTATTCAGATATGACGGAAACAGATGGGTGAAGATTGAGGATTCCGTCAGGATTAATATGACCAACACTGATGGTAGACTAAATTATAAGACTGGATTTGTTAACAATACAACGGAGTCAACAATAAACGGACTCACAGTCACACAAAGGCAATCACTTTCGAATGCGCTAAAACCAAAGGCTGACAATTAATGCTACATTTTTACGAAGGACAGGTTAGGAAATTTTTGACGCAGTTTATAAGAATATTGAGTAATTTTTCTGTTGAAACTGGAAAGACCAGTGACGGTTCTGTAAATTTACGTGCAGTGCCTGTAGTTTACGGAGATCCCACAAGACAAGTAGCAAATATCATAAGGAACAACAGTGAAAACGCATTGAATTTTGCTCCTAAAATTGCCGCATATGTGAGAGAACTAAATTACGACAGAGAAAGAATGCAAAATCCTTATCATATTGAAAAGCAACACCTACGTGAGAGAGATGTAGACAGTGACGGAAATTACACAAATCAATTGGGTGCAGGTTACACAGTTGAAAAGGTGATGCCTTCACCTTTTAGGCTAGAAGTTACGGCAGATATATTTTCATCAAATACCGATCAAAAATTACAAATCATGGAGCAGATTCTATATCTATTCAATCCGGATTTTGAAATACAAAAAACAGACAATTACATTGATTGGACCAGTTTAAGTTACGTTGAACTTACGGGGATTACATTCAGCTCTAGGACTATTCCTGTTGGTGCGGAGAGTGAAATTGATGTTGCCTCATTAACTTTCAGCATGCCTATATGGTTGTCTCCACCTGTAAAAGTAAAAAAACTAGGAGTTGTGCAAAAAATAATTATGAGCATATACGACGATGACGGTGGCATAGCCAAAGGTTTGATAGATGGAGAGCTAATTTCGAGAAGTTTCATCACACCAAACAATTTTGGTTTATTAGTGACAGGTAATCAGTTGAGATTGCTGGGCACCACCGGAGTAAACGTCAAATCCGGCGGCGATGGATTTCAGACAGGTGCTAATGAACCAAACAATTTCGATCCTTTTGAAACATTTGGCCCACCAGTCAATTGGAAAATCCTGTTAGATCAGTACGGGAAAGTAATAAATGGAACATCACAGATAAGGCTTACACAACCAAACGGAAATCAGATCGTTGGTACTATCGCCACCACAACATTAGACGATACCATATTGCTTTATACCATTGACAGTGACACCATACCAAGCAACACACTGACTGCGGTTAAGAAAATTATCAATCCAGCAACGTTCGATCCAGGCACACCTGCCAATGGTGACAGGTATCTTGTGATAAATGATGTTGGAGATTCAACAGCAAGTTTCCAAAGTGCTACTTGGGGAACGTTGGTAGCTAGTGTAGGTGATATAATTGAGTACAATAGTGCAACCGGTAAATGGAATGTGGCCTTTGATGCGTCCAATCCTGATTCAACTCAGCACTACGTTACAAACCTTAACACAGGTATTCAATACAGATTCAATGGCACGGAATGGTTGAAGTCATACGAGGGCGTCTACACCCAAGGTAATTGGAGTATTGTTTTAGATGGTGGTAACACTGCGTATGACCCATCCCTTGACGCAACTACTCCTTGATAATCTAGTACATTATTGTTATAATAAGATATGAAAGAAAACATAGTCTGTTCCGGCGCACTGTTCTATTCCACCAGCACAAAGCGTTTCCTGTTCCTACAGAGGACGGATAAGAAGACACAAGGACTCTGGGGACTTGTGGGTGGCAAGAGCAAATTCACGGAAAGTGCGTTTGAGGGGCTGAAACGTGAGATTGAGGAAGAAGTGGGGGACACGCCCAAGTTCAAGAAAGTTATACCATTGGAGATGTTCACGTCAAACGATCAGAAGTTCTTCTTCCACACGTATCTGATAGCGATTGAATCAGAATTCATACCAAGACTTAATGCGG